GCGGTGAAGATAATGATCCTGTTATTTACGGTAAAGTATTCCTATCGCTCAAAACTAAAGAAAATTATTACCTCACAAATCTTGAAAAAGAACAAATCAAAGAAGACCTAATACTTAAAAGAAATGTATTAACAGTTATTCCCGAAATAGTTGATCCAGAATATGTCTATATAAAAATTTCCGGTCAAGTAACATATAATCCTAATCTGACAAATTTAACATCAAATCAAATATTGCAATATGTTAAGGCTGCTATCGCTGATTATAATACCAATGAACTAAACACATTTGATTCAATCTTTAGAAAATCTAAACTACAGAGTTATATTGAAAATTCAGAAAAATCTATTACAGGTAGTGATATAACCGTTTATTTCCAAAAAAGACAAACATTAGACCTAAATGTTGTCAGAAACTATATTTTCAAATATAACCTACACATTAAGAATGGTGATGTTGATATTAAAATTTCATCTTATCCACAAATATCAGTCCGAGATGCCACAGGTGTGGCCCGAGATGTGTTTATCGAAGAGGTTCCTCAATCATTTACTGGTGTCGATGCAATTAATATTATTGATCCTGGTATGGATTATACATCAACACCAACCGTTACAATAACTGGTGATGGTACTGGTGCAACAGCAAGAGCCTATGTCATCAATAGAAAAATAGATAGAATTGAAGTATTAACGCCTGGTGTAAATTATACCAGAGCAACGGTATCAATAACAGGTGGTGATGGTAGCGGGGCCAGTGCTAAAGTTGTATTACAAAAAGAAACTGGAACCCTTAGAACTTACTATTATAAAACAAACGGTGAAAGAGTTATTGTCAATGAGGCCGCAGGAACTATCAATTATTCTCAAGGAACATTAACTCTTAATGCTCTAACACCTCTCAGTGTAGCGGCTAATGATCTATATGATGATAATGTATTGACTATAGATGTTCCTCCATATCAAGAAATAATTTATCCTTTAAGAAATAGAATATTGAGTATTGATGAAAACGATGCATCGGCTATTCAAATAGAAATGATTGCGGAATCTTAATGACAACTAATACTAAAATAAGCAATCTTGTAAGTTCACAAGTTCCTTTCTTTGTACGAAACGACCATCAAAAGTTCGTTCGTTTCATAGAGGCTTATTATGAATATTTGGAACAAAACGAAAAAACTTTAGATAGAATAAAAAATCTAAAAAATTATTATGATGTTGATAGCAGCGAATCTCCTTTTATAGACCAGTTGTATAATGAATTTTTAAAATTAATTCCGCAAAATACTATTGTAGATAAAGCATTATTGCTCAAGCATGTTAAAGATTTTTATCGTGCAAGAGGCACTGAAAAATCAATAACTTTTCTACTACAGATACTATTCAACCCCGATAAACAGATTTTTTATTATTTACCAAAAAGAGACATATTAAGGGCCTCGGACGGTAAATGGTATATCGAAAAATCGTTAAGAGTAAAAGATATTAAAATTGATGGTGTCATTAATGATGATAACGACACCATACAAAAAATTGCAAGTTCTAAAGTAAAGGGCAATACATCTGGAGCCACCGCGATTGTCGAATCGGTAGATGTTTATTATGAAAAAGGCACTCTTGTCCGCGAATTGAAATTATCAAATCAAGTCAATAATTTTGGTTCTGGTGAAACGCTTTTTACACTTTTCATCGACGGTGATAAGACCAGAACATTTTCAGCAAATGTTTTTAGCGGCGTCATTATAGCAACAAATATTATAAACGCCGGTTCGCAATATACCGAAGGCACCAATGTTCCTATTGAAAGTAATACCGGCTCAGGCGGCATTATTCAGATATCGGGTGTCACAAAAGGTAATTTAAAATCGGCATCTGTTCTTAAAGGCGGCGCCGGATTTCAGAATCTGACACCAATTATAGTGTCGGGAGGTGGCGGAACAGGAGCCGCAGCCATCGTTAGTCTCGTTGATAAAAGCGGAACATATCATCCCAATAGTTATAATATTGTTATATCACTAATCAGTTCAGAAGCCAATACCGCTATTGGTAATTCAGTATATTCAAACCTAAACAGTTCTCTCATCGATCCGGCTAACAACTGGATAGCCAATTCTATGAATACTTTCGTATATGGTAATTGTGGTCCTGTAGAATTGGTTTCTGTTACCGCCGCCGGCAATAATTACACATTTACTCCTTCATTTGATATATCATCAAACACCAGAGTTCGTTCTCTGGGTATTCTTGGTCGAATGGAAATTATTAATGGTGGATTAAATTATCAAGTTGGAGACACAATTGAATTTAATAATATAATCGGAGGATATGGTACAGGCGCTTCCGCTAATGTGACAACTGTTGCGGCCAACGGTATGATAACAGAGGTCAAATTTGTGCCTGTTACAGGTCATTATATTGGCGGTTCTGGTTACGATCAATCATATTTACCTAAAGCAAATGTTGTATCAGGAACCGGTTCTGGTGCTAATATTGCGGTAACAGCAATTATAGGTGATGGTGAGACCCTTACAGGATTTACAGATACAATTGGGGCTATTCAAAAACTGACTATCATATCAGGTGGTGTAGGCTATAATACCGCTCCGACCTTAAATTTGACAAGCATAGGAGATGGAACCGCACAGGCCAACGTAGAGATTATTACAGGAATATACACATATCCAGGTCGATATCTTAATGACGATGGCCATGTTAGCGGCTATAACTTCTTAGAAGACCGCGATTACTATCAAAACTATTCTTATGTCATCAGATCAACCATTTCCATCAAAGATTATAGAGCCGCTATTCTTCAGTTATCACATCCAGGTGGTATGAAGTTGTTTGGTGAATTTATGACAGATGATGAGAATATACCAGAAATTGATGACGGATTCACCATGGTGACCACCAAAGATGAACATGTCATATATTATAATGGAACATATAAGGCCAATTTAGGAAATGTTATAATCAATAAAAATTATCACGGTCAAAACACAAATAGTAACGTATATATCGAGTTTATCTCTGGTGATACAATAAATATTAGTAATGGGCTATTCGTAGTGACTACAGCCAACGCGAACACATTCTATATCACACATCCTAATACGACAAATACCTCGGGTAATGTCTATTTGGGGCTTATCGCATAAATATGGATTGAACCTGGAAAGAAAAAATGGCGTCTGTTTATTCTGAAAACATAAAAATATATAACGCAGAAGCATTTAAAAATTCTGTGACTGCTACAAATAATAGCATATATTTTACCTTTGGTAAATGCTCTCCTTGGTCTAATGATGCTGCGCCACCCCAGACCAATACCTCTGTATCGACCTTTAATGATATTTGGAAAAACATGATTGGTGCCAAGGCCATAACAGGCCTTGATGTTAGACATGTCATACCCAGACACCAGTGGACAGCAAATACAGTTTATGATATGTATGATGACTGCACCTGTTCAATCAATCTTTTTTCTGAAAACACCAAATTCTATGTGGTAACCACAGACTATAATGTTTATAAATGCATAAGCAATAATGATGGTGCTAATTCTACAGCGAAGCCAACATCTGTGGTCACATCAGCAACATTTACAACGGCTGACGGATATGTTTGGAAGTATATGTATACAATACCAGCAGCCGATCAATTAAAATATACAACGGAATCATATATTCCAGTAAAAACACTAACCGTTAATGACAGTTCTCTCCAATGGTTGGTTCAAGCAAATGCGACACCAGGATCAATAAACGCATATAAGATTACAAATTCAGGTAATAATTATTCAAATGCAAATAATATAACAATAACCGTATCAGGAGACGGCACCGGTGCTAATGCTATAGCACAAGTTAATACGTCATCTAATACTATTTCAAATATTGTTGTTATTAATCCTGGTCTAAATTATACTTATGCTGATGTTACTGTTACCGATACAGGTTCAGGATCAAATGCCTCGGTTAGAGCCATTATTAGCCCTCCTGGTGGCCACGGATCAGATGCTCTTAGAGAATTGGGCGGTGCTTATCTAGTTTTGAATCCTCGCCTACAAAGAAGTGAAGGTGATAAATTTTCAGTAACAAACGATTATAGACAGATATCTCTAATTGCTAATCCATATAAGAGAGACACAACAGCAGTATCCACAAATTCTGTTATTCAGCAATACACTACGCTAACCCTAAATGGTGTAACATCCTCTTACGCACAGGATGAATATGTTTATCAGGGCGGATCATTAAACGCAGCCTATTTCAAAGGCGTTGTTCTTGAATGGGATTCTTCTAATAGTAAGATAAAACTCACAAATGTTGTTGGTACTCCAACTACTGAAATTTTAACAGGCGCATCGTCTCTATGCATAGGATATGTCGATTCTGTAACATATCCAGAACTTGAGGTATATTCTGGTCAATTACTATATACTGATAATATAAAACCAATCAGTAGAGATAATGATCAGGTAGAAGATTTCAAGATAATATTAAAGTTTTAAGGATAAAAAATGGCAAAGGCAAATGTAACGAATACTCAAGTTGTACCTGCTGAAACACAAGTTCTGCCATATTATGACGATTTTAATGAGGACAAGAATTTTCATAGGATTCTGTTCAGACCAGGATATGCGGTACAGGCAAGAGAATTAACACAAGTACAGACTATCGTACAGAACCAAATTGAAAGATTTGGTCGCCATATATTCGTTAATGGTAGTTCTGTAATTGGTGGTGAAATTAATTTTAGCACCGCAACCACGCTTAATCTACAGCCAACAACAGCGAACGTAGCATCTTTTATCAATAAAACTATAAGATATGCTTCTGGAAATAATGATGTTGTGGCCAAAGTAATTCAAGCCTCACCTTCAACAAACACAGAACCTGCGGCCATTCATATCAAGTATACTACAGGTCAAGAATTTCCTGCCGGATCTTATATTAAAGTTGATAATGAAGAACTTTATGCCAATCTTGTCACAACATCAAATGTAAGCGCAAATGCATCTTTTGCTTATATAAACGACAGTATCTATTTCTATAACGGGTTTTTTGTTAAAGTACCACAACAGACT